ACGGCAGCCTTGGTATTTCGAGCGGGATTTTTCGTCGAGCTTGGCGGTGATAAAGCTTTGTTCACCGGGGCGATTGTCATCCGTCACGGACAGCTTCACTTCCGGCAACAGCTGGCCGGAGAGCGACTTGACTTGGCCGGCTTCGGCCAATACATAGAGTTCGTTGAACGGTTTGGTGACTGCACTATAAAGTCGGGCAAGGCGCGAAATGAACGCCATGTCACTTTCGTTGGATTGGTCAATGTGCGCGATCGCAATCCCCTCCAGCGCCGGCGCCACTCGCGGTGAATAGCCGTGACGACTGACCAGTTGGCGAAACAGCGCGCCCAGGGTGGTCGGACCGTAGCTGGCGGATCGACGCTGGCGGTAACCCGTTGCATCGACCACGCTGAAGGGCGCCGCGGTGGCCACGATCATCAAGCGCATGGGAAACAGCACCGGTGTGCGTTGGGTGACGACAAACTCGCCCTTTTCCACCAACCCCGATTCCAGGTAACCGGCACGCAAGCCGATCTTGCCGTTCAGCGTGGGCAGGCCGTCCAGGCCCTCGATATTCAGGGTCAGCTCCAGCCGGTCGGTCTCAATGCCCGCGGCGTCGGTGTGGCTCCAGTGCATCAAGCGTTGATTGAGCAGCGCCGCGTTGGCGCCATAAAACTCCACGATAGGCGTAAATCCCTGTGCCATGCAGCCTCCTTAATCCCAGGCCAAAACGGGTCGCACAGCTCCGGGCCGAGCGTGCAGTTCAGGTACGATCACCCACACGCCGGCCGGCAGCACCGGGCCATATTCGGCAAGCTCGGGGTTCAGGCGCCAGAGGGTTTCTTCCGCCGTGTCGTCGCAACGGCCCACCTCCCGATAAAGCAACAGGTTGACCGAATCACCGGCAATACTTCGTACTCTACGCATTGGCGAACTCCTCCAACTCCAGCGTCCAGGCCATGACCATGGCGGTGCCGTCATCGATGACATTGCTCTGGGTTTCCACAATCGAATTGATCCGCCACAAGCCCCAGTTACGACCGATGCCGTCAACCAGGGGCAACGGCGCCCGCGCATTTTGCAGCGCGCGCAATTGGTCCAGGCGCTGCATGCCTACGCCGTACATGGCCGTGCCGCCGAATGTGAGTTTTTCCAGCTTCTGACCGCTCTGCCGCGACTGCGACTTGCTGGCAATAATCGCCAGGTCACTCCAGCCGCCATCGCTGGCACGGACCAACGAGGAATAGGCGAATCCTCGAGACAAGCCGAAAATAAAGTCGCCGAGTACCATTTGTTGTCGCATCAATCACCTCCTGGAGGATCGGCCAGTGCCGCGTTGCGTCGGATGCCCAGGGTGTCGGTGAGCATCGGCAGACACTGAAACTGCAGCGCCTGGATCACCTGGTTGACGACCTGCTGGGCATCGGCGGGGTTTACACCGGTGATCTGGATGCTCGGGGCGAGGGTCACTTGCACGTTGTCCGTGCGTGCACTGTTGAGTTCCTTGCTCACCGCATTGGGCGCAGGCAGGCGATCCGTTGAGCCGAACAGTTTGTCACCGAGCCAACTGCCTGCCTCGCTGCCGAGCAAACCGCCGATGGCACCACCGACTGCGGTGCCGACGCCAGGAAAAATCAGCGTACCGATTGCCGCCCCCGCGGAGGCGCCTGCCCAAGCGCCGCCAGCGGTGCTAAGGCCAGTACCGATAGCGTTTGCGTCACCATTGCGCACGCCTTGGACCACGTCCACAGCGGTGTCGACATACTTCATCGGGCCGAGGCGGCGGATGGTCGATGACTCCAACCTGGCAAGCGTTCCAGACAAGTTCGCCGCCAGGCCCTTGCCTGCTCCACGAGCCGCAGGCCCGGTTGCGGGCGGTGCCGCGGAGGAGGCCAACGAGTTACCGGGCAAGTGGACCGAAGCCTGGCCCGCCTGCTTGATGTCAAATGGGATAAGTGGTTGGCCCATGGCATTGAGAGGTGGCGCGACAACTGGCGGCTTGAGGTCCACCGATTTGCCGGGGACCACCACCTTGTTGTCGAGTGTTAGCTTCGACGAACCGGGTATCGCATCGACGGGCTTGGGAACGTTTGCGCGACGCTTTTTCCTACTGCTAGGGGGGCGCGCTTTGTTTTTTTCCCGGACCGTCTCGCCAATGCCCCCGGGTAATCGTGCCGACGCCGGATCAATAAGGCTGGCAGCACCGAGGGACGTTGTGCCGGGGCAGCATTGCTTGTCCTTATCCTTGTCCTTATCAACCCCCCCATCCTTGAAAAGTTTGCCGACACCTGGAAGCTTGCCAAGCGTCACATCGACCACATTGCCAGCCACTCGCGTCTTGACCGTATCCCACACGCTTGAACCCAGATCTTTCGCCAGGTCCGTCCCCGCCTTGAGGCCCTTGTCCACCCAGGAATCGTTCGGCGGCGTCGGTTCTTTCTGCCCGCCTTCCGCGGCGCCGGCAGCGACGTCAACCGTCTTGATTGCCAGCGAATGACCGTTAATGAACAGCGTACTGTTGAGTGTTTCCAGTGTCTCGCGCAGCCGCACTTGCTCAAGCATCAAGGCGTTGACATCCACACTGACGCTGATCAGCGCCGAAGTGAGTTCCGCCTGCGGCTGTAGTTGCGGCGCAGCATCCAGACGCACTGGCGTGGCAAGCCCTGCGGTGAACGGCGTGAGCACATTGCCAAGGTCCGCTTCGCCGAACAGCCAGCGTTTGTCTTCCTGGACGAGCCTCGTTTCAAATTGAGTCTCCTGCATCCCGCTTACTCCTGTTTAACGCCAAGGCGAGTGATCGCAATGTCGTAGCGGCGCAATGCTTTGCCGGCGTCCCAGTCAAGAATCTCCGCCTCATTGACCGAATAAATCAGCGGCACCACATCGAGGATCACTTCGATGTCGCGCTCCGAAAGAAGTCCGCCGGTTGATTTAAAAAATCGTCGATACGCTCCTGCAGTTCCGTCCAGTCGGGCACAGTCAGGCCGGCAAGATCGGGGATCATCAGGCCAGTGCAGTGAGCAGTGATGAACTCGGCGCGCTCTTTGTTGGTGGGGAGTTTTTTCATCACCTTGGTGGCGCGCAGGGCGGGCATTTCCAGGGGCAGAACGGTGAGGCTGCGACCCGCAGCCTCGAGGGGCAGCAACAATCGGACCGGCTGGTCGTGGGCCGATTCCTCAGCCTCACCGCGGAAAAACGACGCAGGGCGCGTCGACATCTCATGTACGTATTGGGCGATGGTCACGTAGTCCGGGCGCTTGAGCTGGTCGAGCTCTTTTTCCGACAGGCCGGTGGCGAGTTTCGCCAGTTCGAAAAACTGATCGTCCTCGTCGTCACCGGCCCGGGCCAGCGCTTCTTTTTGCGCGGCGTAGTACAGCGGCTTGAGTTGCACCTGCTGGATCGTCGCGCCGGTGTCGGCGGTGATCGGAGACAGCAGGAGGTGCAGCGGTGGCATCCAGGCCATGGGGCAATTCCTTGATGAAGTAAGGGGCGAGCACGCCCGCCCCCGGGGAGTTACGGCATCAGCACCGCACGGCGGGCATCGCCGAGGATGTCGACACCATTGAGCACGAACTTCTGGGTGCGCACGTCGATGTCGATGACCGGGATGCCGTTTTCCAGGCGGTTGTAAGTGCGGCAGGACAGCTCAAGCGTGGTGAGAGCCTTGTCGCCCATCTTCAACTTGGCTTCGACCAGGGATTTCAGCTTGCCGCCGACCGTGTGATAGGTGAAGTAGGTCTTGCCGTCCTGATCCTGGCCGGCTTCCCGCACGTTCAGCAGGATGTCATCACCCAGGCGCACGCCCAGGGCCAGCATGATTTCCGGGCCGGCACCTTGCAGCACCAGAGTGGCATTGAGCACCTTGCCGCTCTTGGCCATTTCCTCGGCGATAAAGCGCCCGCCGGACATGGACTCCATGTCGAACTCGATCTTCGGTGGGGAGAACTCCTCGACCGTGGCGGACAACGGCAGGCCTTGAAGGGTGGCCGCAATGGCCTGTCTGACTCGATTGGTAAACATTAGAGAACGTCCTCCAGGAACTGCTCGATGATTTCATCGCGGGCGTTGAGTTGATAAATCATGTGTTCGTTCGGCGCATAGCGGCCGTAATCGAT